ACCCACACAAAGGTGTCCATACTAACATATATCTACCTTGTTGAAATCTATTTGAATTAAAGACTATCTTGATCCTGAAGTCACACCTGATACCATAGTAACCTTTGAGTTTACTAACCCAAACATCTGAATATGTAGTGTTAAAAACCTGATTAGGAAACTTAATATCAGTAATAGTAGAAGTAGTGTCAGTAGTGGTGAAGGTACCACTGGCGAGCTCAATTGGTCTAGCGAGAAATGTCAATACATCCTCTCTAGTATTTTGAGTGTCATTCATGGAAAGGTACATATTGTCAACTCTAGAGACAAATGTTTCTTCTTCAACAGCTACCTTGGCATCCTCAACAAATTGAGTGGTACCCATACTAACTTCTGGAGATTCTTCAATTACTGGTTCTCCTCTGTGGTTCTGCTCAGATTCTATACCCGATTGTCTTTCCACAGTTTGTAATTTGAGGTACTTACTTACCATTTCTGGCTGTGCAGGCATACCTAATTCTACACATTTTAAACCAACAAAACTTTTATCATTATAATTTGTACTTTTCATATTTAAATTAAGGTGGCTATCCTATTTATTTTATAGACTTCATTGTCTCTCATTTTGAGTAGTGAGTGCTACCTTTTTCGGTTTAGTCCGCCCATTTAACCCATGAGTGGGTTTATGTACTTAATATTGAAAGTCAGTAGTGTTCAACACGTCTGTATAAACAAACATGTGATCACTAGAAAACGTACCTTTGGGTGTTAAACCAGGGTAGTTCTCTTTAAGCAACTCATCTATTATGGCATACCACTCATCATATAGAGCTTTGCCATGTAGACTAATTTCTCTGAGTACAAGTCCGGCATTATCTACAGCTATTTCTCTACCTTTTTCTCCCTTTTTAGTCCAATTAAGGATTTCTAAAGTAGCAGAGAATCTAAGAGGAGCTACCCATCTTCTTCTACAAGGATCAAATATAAATGACCTCTTTAAGAATTCAACCTTTTGTATAGGTCTAAAGGCTACAGTAGCTTCAGCTTTTAACTCAGTGGTGTACACCATACCAGCATGTTTCATCAAGTCTGGCATCACCAATTCATTGAAGCTTTCTCTATATGGTTTGGAGACTGAAAATATATTGTCGTC